ACGAGCTGGGGGTCCAACACGACAACCGGGCGGTCGCGCGCGCGTTGATGGTCGACCGAGCCACCGCTGCCGGCGGTCCCGTCGAACCACGCGGTGGCCTCGACCAGTTGCGCGAAGACCTGCGTCGGCTGACCACGGCCGACCAGATCGAGGCGATCGTGCAACGCGCACGCGGTGATGATGTCGTCGCCCTGGCCCGGGAACTGGGCGTGCCGTTGAGCGGCAACACCAACCGGGCCATCGCCCAGGCGGTCATCGCCGAGCGGGCCGCCACCTACATCCGGTCGCCGCAAGGCCGGGGCGTCGTCGCGCAACAGATCGACCGGATACTGCTGTCGCCGGCCGCCGGAACGTCGCCGGTCGACGAGATCGAGGCGCTGCTGAACCGCACCCACGGACTGGACAGCATGCCTATCGGCGCCGCCTACGGCGTCCACGCCGGTGGTAGCGGCCCATTCAACCGGCGGCTGGCCGAGGCGATCGTGGCCCGCCGCAACCGGGACGGCGCCACCGCCAGCCAGCTGGTGCAGGACCGCCAAGACGCGCAGCAACCCCGCGCCCCGCAGCTGGATGTGGAAGGCACCCGCCGGGCCATCCAATCCGGCCGCAGCCAACGGGCGATCGTGTCGATGCTGGAAGGCCGCCCTGACGATGAAGTGATCGCCCTGGCCGAGGCCCTCGGCGTCCCGACACGCGGCGAACGACCGACCAGAGGCCGTGGGTTGGGCCGGCGGTTGCAGATGACCACCGTCCGGCAGGGCATCGCCCGGCACGAATACAACCGGCGCCGGCAGTCCCTCGGCCTGGGTGCCCGGCAGGTACCACCGCCACCACCACCGCCGACTCCACCAGCACCTCGGCCTGGCGGCCGACGGGTGGCGTCGCAGAACACGTTCCGGGCCGGGCTCGATGTCGCCGCCCGGACCGGCCGCAGCCAAGGCGATGACGCTGACAACCGTGTACTGGCCAACGTGCGGCTGCACGTGCCGAACAACGGCGCCGACCAGGGCCGGCTACACCTGGACTCCTCCATCGGGCAGCTGTGGGTCGACCTGGTATCAGATCCGCGCGAGCCCAACTCGTTTGTCAACGTCATCTCCCGCGTCGGGGAGTCGGTTGGCGACGGAAACACCAGCCTCGGTGAGGCCGCCATGATTCTGGAGGCGCTGTCCCGCAACGCCACCGACGAGGCCGTGGCGGAACGCATCATGCGCACGGTGAACGACATCAGGCTGCCCGCCGGCATGCCGGAAACCCCGGCGATGGACGTGCCCGCCAATACCCCGGCCGTGGTCCGCAACTGGCTACGCGACCTGGCCAAGATCCCCACCCTGCGGCGCACCGACTTCCCCGGCCACCGCCGCAGCCAGTCGGTGTACGACGAGGCGCTCGACATAGTCCGCCGGGTGTCCACCGACCCGCGCTCGTTCGGCCGGGCCAGTGCCGCTGAAGACAAGCTGCGAGAAATCGCCCAAAACATTCACGAGTCGGTGGACGGGGTGTATCAGGCCCGGCGGCTCACCGACCGGGTATTCGGGCCGGCAGGCCGTACCGACCCGGAACTGCGGGCCTGGTTCCGGGGCGTCGGTGTCATCCCGCCGCCGCCGGCCGCCGGGGATGCTGTCACCCGCAAGGGCGGCACGTTCATCCGCGACCTGCACCCGAACGACTGGATCAACGTGGTGGGCCGCAACCAGCAAGGGCAACGGCAGGCGCAGGAGGGCCGGCTGCTACAGATCGAGCAGGTCATGCTGCGCGGCGAACCACGGCTGCGGCTGATGATGGTCGACGCCCAGGGCAACCGGCTCCCGGATCTGATCGTGCAGCGCGGCAGCCGCACCATGATCCCGAAACGGACTCCTGGGTCGATGACCGCCGCCGCACCGGCCGATGGGTGGGCGCGTACGCAGGCGATGCTGGAGCAGGCATACCAGCTGCACTCGAACTGGACCCGTCAGGTCGCCAACCAGGTGCCGGTGGTGCCCGGCGACCGCACCCCGAACGGTCGCGGCCAGTCCGACTACAACGAGCACCACCACACGATCTCCGCATCCCCCGAGATCGAGGCGCCATACGCGCAAGCGCAGGTGGCGTTGCTGGCCGCCTACCGGGAGTCGGTGCGCAACACCAAACCGGCGACGCTGCGGCTACCGCGATGACCACACCGCAGCCGCCGACCACCCCGCCGCCGGAGCAGCCGGGCGGGGATCCGTGGCTGCCCGCCAAACTCGCCGCCATCTACCTGATCGCCTCGTCGGAACGCGACACCTACCAGGGGTTCCAGGAGATGGTGAAAGCCTTCCTGGCCTATGTGCGCCCGCGCGTGCTGCGCAAGGGCCACATCGACCCGACCGGGGTGTTGGCCGGCCGGGAACTGTGGCGCCACCAGCTCGGCCGGTTCGTCAACGAACGGATCCGGCCGGTGCTGGAACGCGCCTACCGGGCGTCGCGGCGCAAGGTGCTCGGCGACGACGAGATCCCCGGCGGGTTCGATCAGCTGGCATTCACCCGCGCCTACATCGCCCAGGTGCAAAACAAGCTGGTGCGTGTACCGGATGAACTGTTCGAGGAGATCCGCGCGCACGTGGATGCGGGCGTACGCGCGGGGCATGACATTCCGACGATCGCCGGCCAGATCGAGGCGACGCTACTCGACGGCGGCGCCGAGGTGTGGGTCAATCGTGGTACCACCGTTGCCCGCACCGAGGTGGTAGGCGCCAACAATGCGGGCGCGTTCCAGGCGTTCGCCGACCTCGGCGCCGGTGAGCAGGTCGAGAAGGTTTGGCTGGCCACCCACGACCGCCGGACCCGCGACACCCATCGCATCGCCGACGGGCAGCGGGTCAGCTACGCGCAGCCGTTCATGGTCGGCGGATTCCCGGGCATGCACCCCGGCGACAAACTCCTGCCACCGCAGGAGTCAATCAACTGCCGCTGCACGGCCCTGTACGTGCTGCACGGCGAGGAGGTGGCCTGATGTTGACCGATTGGACCGACGAGATCACCGAGGCGGACATCGCCGCCTGGGGCCTGTGCCCGCCCTGCGCCGGCAAGGGTGTACTCGCGCTCGGCCAACCATGCCAGGACTGCGGCGGCTGCGGCGCCCTGCACGATGGCTGCACCTTCGCCGGTGGCGAGATCGCCCATCCTGGCTCCACCGAGAAGCTGATGGAGTATTGGGCGCACGGCAAAGGCGCCCTCAAAATCAAGTGGGGTGTGCACGGCGACTTCCTGCGCTGCGTCCGCCACCTGCGCAAATACTTCCCACGTAACCCGAAGGGCCTGTGCAACCACCTGCACCAGCGGGCGCTGGGCGTGGCGCCGGGCCAGGAGGGCAAAAACCATCACAGCGCCACCGTTGGAGAGATGGCCATGGATGACTGCACCGCCGAGTTCTGCGCCAACCCAGTCGAGCACTGCCCCGACTGCTCCACCGGCCAGTTCTGCCGCAACCCGCTGCACAAGGGTCCGTGCAAGGGATTCAAGCGCGGCGGCGGCATCGCCAAGATCCCCGGCGTGGACATGCCCGACAGCCACGGCATCCGCCGGCACGGACACGAACCCAACCAGCATCGCGGCGTCACCCCGCCGGCCAAACCGAAGGCCGTCAGCAAACCGAAAAAGGCGGCGGCCAAGGGCGGGTTCCCGCGCGTCGAGCACGGCCCTGACACCGAACGGCGGGTCCGCGCACTCGACGCCATGATCTACAAGATGCACCGCGATCTCGGCCCGATCGGCAAGTGGAGCGAGGCCGACCGCAAGCAGCTGGACAAGCTGCAACGGCTACGTAGGCACCTGCTCGGCTGGGCAGCGAGAGGAGAACACGCGATGGACGCAACCGAGGGGTTCGCGGCCGAGGACATCGAGGTCAACTGCCCGAAGGGCAAGCGGATGGGCGACAACGGAGACTGCGTCCCCGACGACGACGCCGACGACAGTTCGTACGCGGCCGAGCTGGCCGCCATCGATGACATGGATCCGGAGGTGCTCGCGTCGCTGCCGAAGGTCAAGACGTGGCAGGGCACGATCGTGCCGATCGGCAAGCTGACCGGCGATGGCCGGCGCATCGGCGTCAACGCGCTGGAGGTGCTCGACCAGCCGGTGGCGTTGCTGTGGCAACGGGAAACCAGCCAGGGTCACGCCGGCTCGGTCGTGGTCGGGGTATCCCGGCAGATCGACGTCAACGACAAGCGCGGATTCGGCCGAGGCGTCTGGTTCGACACGCCGGAAGCCGACCAGGCGCGCGCGTTGACCGACGCCAAAGCGATCGGCCCGTCGATCGACCTGGACAACTTCCAGTTCGAGGCCCGAGTGCGCGACACCGAAGACAAGTTCGATCCGGCCACCCACTGCACCGGGCAGGACTGCCCGCAGCAGGAGGCGTACGTGTCGTCCGGCCGGATCCGGGCCGTCACCCTGGTGCCGATCGCCGCGTTCGCTGAGGTGTACGACGACTGGCAGAACGGGGAGGAAGTCGACGAGGAGGCGGTGCACGCCGCCCTGGCCGCGCTCGACCCGTCCGAGTTCGCGGCCGCCGACGAGGAGGACTGCGGCTGTGACCAGAAGGTCGCCAAGCTGGTGAAGGGCGCCAAGACGTTGACCGCCGCGACCACGGTGATCGAACGGCCACCGGCGGCGGTGTTCGCCCGGCGCGAGATGGACCGGCCGGTCGCGTTCCGGTCCGAAGGTGAAGCCATCTTCGGCTATGTGGCCAAAGAGGGCACCTGTCACATCGATTTCAAGGCGTCCTGCGTCACCGTCCCGCACGAGCCGGACTACTCGCTGTTCACCCGCTACCCGATCCTGACCCAGGACGGGCATGTGATGGCCGGCCGGTTCACCGTCGGCTACGGCCGGTTCGTCGGCCAGTGCGGCTGCTGCAACTCCGACGACCACGCCTGCACCCGCTACGACCTGGCCGCCGCGATCGCCCACTACGACCAGATGGACACGGTCGCGCACGTGAACGTCGGATTCGACGACCACGGCTTGTGGTACGCCGGCACCTGGGCAGCCGGCGCCACCGACCAGGCCAAGCAGGTGGTATCCCGGCGGGGCGTGTCCGGCGACTGGCGACGGGCCGGCGACAGCCTGCGGCTGGTTGAGGTGATGGGCGTATCCACCACCACCCCGGCGTTCCCGGTTGGCTCGTTCACCGGCGAAGTGGTGATGTCGCTGGTCGCAGCCGGCCGCATCCAACTGCTCGACGAGTCCCGGATGGCCTGGGATCAGGATCTGGATGCGGCGGTCGGGCGCCTGGTGGAGCGCAAGCTGACCAGCACGCGACGCGGCGGCGAACTGCTGTCCCAGCTCGACGACATCGGCCAAACCGCCGTATACACTCGCGCTGCACGCCGAGACGCGTTGATGGCACAGCTCGGCAACTGACGAGG